CTGGCCTTTGTCGCCCTTTTGACCCTTTTGACCCTTCTCTCCTTTTTGCCCCTTCTGACCCTTCTGTCCTTTCTCTCCCCTTTGACCTTTTTCACCCTTTTGGCCTTTTGGACCCTTCTCTCCCTTTTGACCTTGGTTACCTTTTTGACCTTTATTACCTCCGTCGCCCTTAGCGCCTTGATTACCTTGAGCACCTTGATTACCTTGAGCGCCTTTCTGCCCCTTCTGTCCTTTTTCTCCCTTTTGGCCTTTTTGGCCCTTAACTCCTTGCTGCCCTTTCTGACCTTGTTCTCCTTTTTCTCCCTTTTGCCCCTTCTGGCCTTTGTCGCCCTTTTGACCCTTTTGACCCTTCTCTCCTTTTTGCCCCTTCTGACCCTTCTGTCCTTTCTCTCCCCTTTGACCTTTTTCACCCTTCTGACCTTTAGCACCTGTGCCGCCTTGTGAACCTTGAGAACCTTGAGAACCCGTTGCGCCTTTAGCACCTTGAGCACCTGCACCCAAAGGTCCTTTTTCTCCCTTTTGTCCATCGCCCCCATCTACGCCAACGTAACCTTTTTCGCCCTTTTGGCCATCTACGCCTAAAGCCCCTTTTTGGCCCTTTGCTCCAGAAGTAGTTTTCTGAACGGCTCCCGTCGTGGAATCCTGAACTAGATAAGTGTACGTTTCCTGAACAGGAGCAGATGGTAAATTTGAAAGCTCGAAGTTATTTGTTCCGCTGGACGCAAACTTCAACTTGTTATGAATGATTAGGTCGGTGTTGGTTGTAGTTCCGCTACCGATATGAATCGGTTCGTCCGCAACTATACCAAACCCAGTTACAAAAGTTACGTCCTTCTTGAACGTATGCGTTTTACTTTCTGTATGTGCCCTGCCCATTGTCTTTAAAAGTTGTTTCTAATGTATGAATTGACTTCCCCGCTATGGTCTCTGGAATAGGACTTACTCGTTCCTAGCGCTCCGTTTGAATAGCTTTTGGTGGCTTGGCCATGAAGAAGCCCGCTTGGATATAAACTATCAAACGTAGCCAAAATATTTTGACCGTCATACATTACACTTCTTTGGTTAGTTTCGTTTGGTATTCCTAAAGCATTTCCTATCTCTCTGACTGCAATAGCTTTGATGTCGTAAGTACCAGAATATTGTTGTATTCCTGTATTTTTGTGAACCGCATTGTATGCGTACTCTCCTGTTCTCCAATTATAAGATAAATTAAAGAATATATCGCCGCCTACCGATCCGCTCTTCGCTAAGAAAGACCTGTAGTAATTATTATTGTTGGGATAATATGCATGAGCCAGATCAGAGTAGCTTGCGTTATCTGTTCTACCCATCTTCATTCCACCTACTCTAATGTCTCCCCACTTCACTCCAGTTGAGGGCATGCTATATTGTTTATAGAACCCATCAAAAGGTGTAGTGTCACTTATTTCACTATCGTTATATAGACCAGTTCCGCCTTCTTCTCCGTAATTTTTAAAGCATATAGTTAAGCCTCTGAAAGTATCTTCTAAGGTGTCTTTCCATTGATCGAAAGCTCTAACTACTTCACCAGTAAAAGTCGAAAACCCAAAACCATCTCCCGTAGCTCCGAGATCCATAAATGCGCCAGTTCTATTAGAATTAGTTCTTGTTCCGGCGTAATTTTTTAACTGATAGGTTCTGGGATCTCTATATGTGTTTGGTTTAACCCTACTTCCGGAAGCTATGAAAGAATAACTAACATTAACTAATTGAGGGCCGTACCCGCTTTTTATTTTATTGATGGCTGTCGTCAAGCCAGACCAAGTCGACCCCGCTCCAACAGAGGCAAAGTCACTTGTCGTGTAATCGTGGGTATAGCCATAAGTAGCAGAGTAACCGTCGGTGTTAGACAGCTCCCTTTGATAGCTTCCATAACAACCAGAAACTCCACATCCATCTAGCGGCGCACAATCATCAGAATATCCTCCTAAAGTCGTCATATCATCCAAAAACTATCTTTGTCCCATTAGCTCTAAAAAACCCACTATGCCCAACGGCTTGCGACGCCTTTGTTATATTAACTGAAATCGAGGCTGGGCCGTCCAGCGAATCTTGCGGGTCGTCAAAAATGTGGCGAGCGTTGTTGCTGTTAATTTTAACAATCGACTCTTCTAAAAATCTAGAGGTGTTTCCGGTAGTTCCAAATTCGACACTAGGCCCGATATACGGATTATTTATTTTAGTGCAGATCCCCTCAAAAGAGTCTATAACGAAAGTCTCTCCAGCTGGTATGTCTATAATCCTGTGTAGCCCTGTAGCAGTTAAGCTAATTATATTCGTTACAGCATTGACTCTCGCCGAATAAGTATTTTCGTCTCTAAAAAATACATTCCCTAAATATGCCTTGTCAGCGTGGACCTCTTTCCAAGGATGAGTTCCTGACCCTAGCATAAGAGAGCCGCTAGCAGTTGGAACTATACCTTTATTTACTGCATTGAAGGTTCCAGAATCAATGAATCCAGATCCCGGAGGGCCAGCAACGCCTTGAGTGCCTTGAAGCGTTACTTCTGTAGAAGACCCCGTAAAGGGGGTCTGCACAGTCACGTCAACGTTTTCTACAAAGGGCATAATTAACTTCCTGTCGCTGAGAATTGATAACTATGAACCTCTGGGTTTACAACAGCTGCACCTTGGACAACTCTAAAAACAGACGTGCCACCCGACACTTCTACATCATAAACGAACTGACCGACTGGCAGGGAAGATGTTTGGTTTGGTGTAAGAGCAATGTCAATGAAACCACTTAACAGTGATCCACTAACAACATCTGGGTCCATATCCAAAAGATACCCAGTGCTGCCATACCTATATTTGATAACTCCCCTAGCAGTATAACCACTAAGGTTAATCCTGCTACCGGAGGAGTCTTTGGCGTTTAGTCGTATCGAATACGTCTCGCCCTGCGAAATATCTAGATTGTAGGTAGAGGCCATACTAATCTAAATAAATTACACTAAATTTATTTGATTGATTAGTATGTTTTTAAGTTTATTACCTACCTTCGGCCAGTATCCTACTTACTTCCTTCGACATATTCCTATTTGCCTGCTTTCTCTCTTGCGGCGCTCTGAAAGAATTCACATGATTTCTGAATTCTCTTACTAGTCTTTGCGTAAGCATGTCCCTGTTATCGACAGGTATTATCCCGACTTGAGTGGCATGTGTCTGAAGGTCTGATTTGTTCATTTCGTCTAAAGAGCCTTCATACTCAGACTCTTCAAGCGTACTGTATTTAGAAAGCCCCGTATCGCCCCAAATTTGATCTAAAGTAGTTGGCCGAAATTTCTCTTCTTTCCCATGAGCTTGGCTGAGATCTTCAAGTTTAACCCTCTTTTTTGAGGCCGTTGCTTTTGTTGACTTTTTTACCTTTTTCCTTGGCATAATACACCTTTCTCCTGTATTCATCGCTTACACAATTTAGGGCGTTTAGAGAACAAAAAAAAGCCGGGGCCGAAGCCCCGACTCGATTACGTTAAGCAAGCGTAAAATTAGTCCAAATTATGACTGCTTCACATACAAACCAACGATTGCGCGAGCGTCAACACATACGCGTCCCTCTTCGAGAGAACCGTAGAAGCCGACCTTGTCGTGCCTTGCAGAGTACTGATCGTCCGGAATAGCGTTGAACGAAGAGCCTGTGTCGCTGTTCTGGGCAATGGCGCGAATAAACGAGCCCTTGCTACCATCAACACCAACAACAATCTCAGTGTTCGCGCTAGTTCTTGAACCCGCTCCAAAGATGGAGGAGTCGAACTGATCAAACAGAACGTTGTACTTCTTACTCACACCAAGCTCCAAGATCTCAGTGATGTTAACACCGTAAATCTCGCTAGTACCAGCGTTGTTGTAGATCTCGCTACGAACAGAATCCGGCAGCGGAACCGCTGTGGACTCTGAACTATCCGGAACACCTCTGGTGTTCATCGGCTGATAAGCGAAAGCTCTGATATCTTCAACGATCTCAGGGCTGACAAACAGATCAGTAAGACCTTCGCTAAAAGCGCTGTCCGGAGTGCCGCCAGCAAAAGAAGCGTTAATTCTTCTCATGCGGGTCATCATGGCATTCAAGTCAGCGACTCTGAAACCAGTACCGTCAGCAGGGGAATCCGGCTGAGCAATAAGGTGTGACAAAGAGTTAGTGCTGCCCTCGCCAAGCGCTTTAAGCACAACTGCCCAAGCATTGCGATCTTGCTTCACCAAAACTTCCTGAGCCATTCTTTCAACGGCCTTGCTGACAACGTCCAGTCTGCCCTTACGAGCATACTTTCTGCTGACACTGACTGCGCTATCAATATTGTAGGTAGCGATTTTCAGCTCTTGCGTCGCTGCGACATCCTGAGAAACAGGAAGCCCGCCAGCAATACTCTGGGACCAAGTGCTGATATAACCAGCAGGTTGATCATAATACAAATCTAGCGGAAAACTAGGATGATCATCTTCATCATAGCTAGCATCCTGATAGATAGCACCAGAAGTAGACGCCTGATTGATAACCTGTTGAATAACAGGGCCAAGAAAAGCAGCGAAAGCCTCAGAAGCTTCTCTCGAAACAGAAACATCTTTAGAACCCATTGCTTTTACGAGCTCAATTTGCTCTGGGGTATTTTTAAGTTTTAATCTCATTTTTTAAAATCTCCTTATAAAATTAGAGTTCTAGTTTAAACAAAACGTTGTTTTGTCCGTCTTTTGTACCCAAGAACTTACCGACGACCTTTGCGTCAGCATTACCAGTTGCACTGAGTACACCGTCCGTCCCAACATAGCAAGAACCGTTGGCTGCAGGGGTTCCGAGCACACCGCTGTAAACAAATATGCCCTTAGTGGCAACAGGCACAGCCTGACCGCTAATGACAGCTTGCATTTCAGCAGCTTTACGGGGATTGAAGACTAGCTTCTCCCCATTCTCGTCGGTTTCCTTGCAATCCCACAGCGAAATGCCTAATGGGGCGCTATCTCCTGTAGCAGTAACGCCTACCTGAGCAACTAACCCGTATCTTTCAGATACAGTGTTGCCAGCGTTAACTCCGACATCACCTAGCAATTCAGTTTCCTGAAGAGAGGTAGACAAAGCCGAATCTGCATACGCGTTATTCCAACCAGCAGAAATGGTAACAAAAGTTCCCTTATTCTGTGGAAGGCTCACAGCACTATTATACGCGAACAAATTGATCACGTCGTGCTCATCATAATCTCTAAATGGTCTTAGATTATTTGTTGATGCCATATTTTTATCTCCTTAATTATCTTATCTACCCCTACCAGCTCTAAAGTCAAACTGATCAAGGTTGAAAGCTTGTTTATATTTCTCGAAAACAGTAGGTTCGGAAGCTTCAGCTGACACAGGGATAGATTCATTCATCTTCTCTGCGTTGTCGATCGCTTCCTCAACAACGTTTTCATTCTGCTCTTCTGGAGTGGAAGCCGCAACTTCCTCAACCTTCGGAGTCTCTTCTATCTTCTCTTCGGAAGCTTTGGCCTCCTCCGCCTCTTCAGAAGCTCTAAGCTTGGATCTGAGAAGAATAGTTAAATTTTCTTTATAGGAAGCATAGCTCTCTTCGTCCAAATCTTTAATTTGGGCAGCTATAACTTGCCTATCTTCATTGTCAAGATTGTACTCTTCGTCAAGAGAAGCCATTCTAGTATCGAAAAGCTCTTGTCTTTCCCTCTCGATTCTCTCTGCTTCTAGCGTGTCAAGTTTTTCCTTGATGCCGTCGTAGTCAGACCTTAGTCCCGCATGCTCTTTTTCAAGATCGCTGAACTTGGCTTGACTGTTCTCAATTTCCTCCTCGAACTTCACCTTCTCCTCATGGAATTTCTCGGAGGCTCTTTTGAGTTCATCCTCCACGAAACTAGAAATCTGAGAGGCAGTGAGAGTTTTCAAAGAATCTTCGTTTATGTCTTTAATGTTCTCTATTTTCATTTTTCGAACCTCGATGTGATTATTTACATCTTTTTCCTCGTTTTGGGAAATTTTTTCTATTTCAGTGTGTATATTAGCTAGGGTCTCGCTCTCATCTTTTTTCTCTTCTTCTTCCTGTTCTACCGCGACACCTTTCACGTCCGCCGCTGGAGTCTCCGTTAACCCTATACCAAGAGGGATGATATTTCCCTTGACTTTCCTGTATACTTTGTCACCAGATTCCAACTCGCCACTACCACCAAAACTCTTTAAAAACTTACTATATTCTTCTATTTCCTCATCTTCGGCGAATATTTTGGCGTCTTCTATGTTCTTATTTTCACCCGATAAAGAGACTACATCATACTCCGAAAAACCAAGCTCCCAACTGGCGCTGATTTTCATATAATCTTCGCTAGTCGGATCACCTGAATTTTCGATGACATTTGCGACGTTAGAATTGACTGTTCTCCATATCACTCCTCCGAGGGTAATATTGAAGGGGCCTTTCTTGACCAGAGCCTCTTCTTCAGTTACGGGTTCGTCCGTCCCAAATTCAGAAAAGCTAGCAGATAATATTGTACCAATAACCCTGTCTCTATTATGCTCTATATTGATGGGTTTATTAACGAAATCTCTATACATTGCCAGCGCAGAAGCGCTGTCAACGACATCGTCGTTCTTGTTTACCCTGTTTGCTACGCAAGCATTGAAGGCTACTGGCAATAGATCTATGTTTTTGTCTGTGTCTATGTCAGGAATAAACTTCTCCAATTCAACCATTGATGCCAAGGCTAAATATTTGTCTTTATCTTCGTTTATTACAGGTTTAACCGTCGAGCTAAATATTGTGGTATATTTATGATCTTTCATTTTTTAAATGTGTGTTTCCAACCATAACCCCGACTCTTTATCTAACCCTATATATAAGTCATTAGAACCTAAACTAAGATCTATATTATATTTTTCTATTAAGTCCTCAACTTCTTTAATTTTACTATAAGAAGGGTAGTAAGAACCAAGTTTAGCTAGACCCGTATAGTCTCCATAAGCTGTGAAAAATAAATATTCCCAAGTTTTGCAAAGTGCAAAAATTATATTAGGTATTTCGTAACTACTATCCTCCGAATCTTCTAAAAAGGCCATAAACGAGCTTTTTAAAGACTCTATAGATTTAGGTTTTTCCAAGGAAGCCTTAGAACATACCTCATTTATCTCCCTCAAAGCTTTCACTATTTCGACGCTAGTCACTATTCCAGAATCTTCTTGAGGAGTTGATGCCTCGATAGTATCGCTGGATATCTCTATGACGTCTCTTTTTGTGTAAACTACACCGGAAACTTCTACCTCTAGCTTTGGTTGTGAGTCGTTGTTCGACACTATGTCAAAAGCTATTATACACTTTTAAAGTTTTTTTAGGAATTTAATTGGGTATAATTTTAATTAGTTGGCCTTCTTGTCCTTCTTTATTCTTACAACATGTGAAGTTTTTGTTTGGCCTGAGCTATCATCCACCTATCCTTCTTGTCTAGATGGGCTCTCATATGGTCGTCGATCTGCTTCAACATTTCTGGCTTCTCCCCCATATGTTGGTCTCTAACTTTCTGTAGACCTTGGACAACCTTCAGTAAAGTGGAACTAGCGCCTTTGGATGGTATCGCAAAAGGAGCCACAACATTGAGCACCTTGAGGGCAACCCCTAAGACTCCTAAGAAAATTACAATTCCAATTATCCAATAGACCTTACCCATTAAGCTAGAGTACTTTGTGGCATTAAGAGCGTTTTCTTGGTTTATGGCTTTAAGTTGTACTTGCGCGCTCTGAAGCTGGCTGTTCAAAACTCTATTTCGGTTTTGTATAGCTATTAATTCTTTGTCCATCGTCATCAGCTCAGCTTGTCCTTTTTGAACCGTATCTGGGTCGTCGGAAAGAAGATCTGTAATCATGGTGTCAGATTTGAAAGCATTCTCTGCTTGAGGGGGGCCTAAAGCTGTTATACTTCGAGTAGTCATCTGCTTGGCTACGTTCGAATGCTTGGTTGGCTGGGGGTCTTTCTGTAATGCTTGATCAGCTGCGTAAACGAAAGTCCTGCCACTTTCCACCTGTTGATCTGTATTTTCGGTCTGTTTTCTTTCTATGTTTTCTACAACTTTTTCTTGCTTATTAAATCTCCCCAATGGACTAGCGCATCCCCCGACAATGATGCAAGTAATAACTAATATATAAAAAGAGTCTCTATAAAAATTCCAACCTTTGTCCATTCTATTTATCTTTCTCTACTATTAAATCTCCCAGCTTCTCTAATTCCTTTATTTTAGCCGCAGGGGAACCTAATCCGCCTATCATTGTAAATACTGTCAATCCAGACTTGTCGCCAGCATATATACCCCTATGCAGGGTGCTGTTGGGTCTCATTAATCTTGATATTTGTTCGAAAGCTTGATCTAAAGAAGATTCCGGTATTGTGTCTAGCTGCTCTTTTCCTCCTATTACAATCACTCCAGCACAATTACCGGTTGATATTTCGACGCCTCCCGAAAGAACTCCTTTCTTTACGTTGTCTCTAACTGCGCGAGTAAGGCTGATTTGATCATTCCACTCCTTCACTGGAGTTGCTCCGAACATTATTAGTCCTGAATCCAAAACGCTTTTAAGGTCGTTAGAGTCAAAAGACGTATAAGTGCTATCCTTAGAAGCCGTCAAATTATAAAGGTGAAACACGCCAGCTACGCTCATGTTGGCCGTTTCCCAAAACTTCGAAATGGCCAGTCTAGGATACATTTTTGTAATCTTCTCGTTGTCGACTAAAATCAAAGGCGAAACCTTACCCTTCTCGACTAGTTCATATGCATCTTTTAGGCAAGTAGATGCGTTGGCGTTAACCTTCTTGCCTTCTGATTTTTTAGGAAGAGACAAGATCAGTCCTACGGGACTCTCTATCCCAAGAGTGTCCTGAAGTTCGGCAGAAGCCTCTACTAGTTGAGTCATGGTTCCAGTACCGGTTCCACCACCTCCACCCACACAAATAAAAATCCTATCAAACTCATCCCCAAAAGACCTTCTCATGAAGTCTAAAATATCTTCTTTATGGTCGGAAAAAGATTTAGCAGCTTTAAATGGGTCTTTACCGGCTCCTCCTTCTCCGAAGCACAACTTATTCTCTATAAGTTTTAAAGTGTTTAGGTCTTGTTCTGCAGTGTTAATTGCGCATACTTTTCTATATCCTACTTTATGAAAAGTCTCTGCTAATCTTGACCCACCCTGCCCTGATCCTACGAATGCAAATTTAAACGCTACGTCTACCTTGTCCTCTACCTCGGTCTTAATTTCTTCTTCCGGCTCCGGAATTGGTATGTCTGGAATTTCGATGTCAAAAGACAAACCTTGATCATCACTATATTCACTTACGTTTTGTGCAATATCACTCATTTTCAATTTTACTTTCTCTTAAGATGCTAGCTAGCCAATCGTCCAACTGGTGTTCGTAGGCTATAGACTGAGTGGCTTCAACCATCTCATGATTTGTGTCTACTGGCTTATTTATGTATGTTTGCGATTTTTTAATCCAATCTTTCTTATCTTCGTTGGCCATTACTATTTTAGAAATATCAAAAGCCACTTCTTTTTGTTGTTTTGTTAGTGCTCTTTTCGAGAACTTTTTCCTTAACAGTTTTCGAATATGGTCTTCTAGCTTGTTTGCTTGAATCATATTATCTTTGACTTGTGACAAGCTGAAGCTTTGTTTTCCTTCTAGCCCTATTGGGGCTGAATCTCTCTTTTCTTCTAACGGCGTGGAAATTCCTTCCGGTCTTCCCCCTTCTTTCGGAGCATGTTTATATTCCCCGTTTTTAGAGTTCTCCTCTTGGGTGGAGTTGTCTCTTCTTAAAACTATCGGCTCATAGAACCCTTCGTCCTTTAGGTCGCTATATTCTTTTTGCGAGTCTAGAGACTCTTGTCTGGTAGGTAGCCTGCCTGTCTTTATTGCCTCTAGCCCTTCTTCTGGTGTTAGTACGCCCAACTCAATTAGCCTAGTATAGACCCTATCTGCCGTCGAAGAATCATCTAAGTCAATGTCTTCGTAGTTTGGAATTGGGTAGTTTTTGAAACCCAAACTTTTACAAATTCTCTTTATCTCTGGTTTTAGGAATTCATGCAAGAATATTTGCCTTGCCTGCCTGAGCCTCTCCACGAACACGCTAATCTTTATCTGCATGTTTGCGTACTTTTCGCCGCCGCTAGTTAAGATGTTATTTAGCCCTACCTGAATGTCTTCATTAACGATTTGGTATTTTCTTGGGTCAAGCAAGTCTGCGATTTTAGGAACTACGAACTCGGCCTTCGTTGTGTAGTCCGCTATTAGAACTCTTCCAACTGATTCGTTTTGGAAAAGCTTCTGCATAGCTAACAAGTTCCTTTGATTTATGCCGCCTCTTTCTGGGGCGTCTCCCATTGTAACTAAAAGAATGGACTGCTGCATCGTTCTTGCTATTGCCATGTCCATCTTCTTCATTTCCGCTTTCCAGTTTAAATCCTCTAGAATTGGAAAACCCATCGGAACCGCAAATGGCTCGTAGTCTTGCTTTTTGTAAAAAACAGCACTAACTTTGTCTAAGGGAAGCGGTATTCTTACAGACCCCATCCTTTTTCCTTTTTTAAGGGCTTGTTTGGTTTCTGGGTCAAGGCTCTCTAAAACTTGGTGATCCTCTTCCGTTCTTGGATTTCTAACTCTCTCCAGCTCGTAGTCGGTCAAAACCTTGAAATAGGTTGGGTTAACGAAAGTGACGTTTCCTGTCAATTGTATATCTGAAGGGTTTAACGTGATATATCTACTGGGAACGATTAAGTCGTTGTCGTCGGCCAATAGAGAAGATCCGAATGTTTGGTTTATCCTCTTAAAGTCTTCTTGATTAATCTTAGAGTCAAACCTATAAACAAACACGTTTCCAGACCTAAAGTATTCCCTATAAAACTTATTTTGGAAATCGTTTAAGTTAATTTTGTCGAAAAACGCTTCTATGAATTTATTTACCTTTTTGCTTCCTCCTGTGAAATATATGTTTCCAGAAGTAAATTCGGTCATCAAGTCTATGGTGTTTCTAAATATGGCAAAATTATAGTAGGCTTTTTGGCATAGAATTACGGCATCTCTGACTGTGATTCCGCTCGTATTAGAGGAATCTTTTGTGTATTTGAATGGGATTAGCCCATCTTCTATATTCTTGAACCTGTCCGTCCTCAGGATGGAAGCCGACTTGTTTGATCTTGTTCTAGTCCGACTATTTTGATCTGGATATATGTCACTATTCGAAACAGCTGTAGAAACCATTAGTGGTTCTGCGGGCTCTACTTTAGGCTTTGCTGCTGCCCTAGTCCTTTTAACTGGGGTCTTTTTTGCGGTCTCTTTTTTCATTGTAAAACTTGGTGTTTTTTACACTTTTTAAATCATCATCGGAACAAAAGTGTTATTCACGTTTTCCCCCTTTAGGTTAATTATATCAAAATACGACCTAGTTGCCCAATTAGAAAGCATTAGAGTTGTATAGTTGTCTTTTCTCGCTCTATTCACCGAGGTGCTCCTTTTCAGGTGTGATGGAAGGTCGAAGGATTGCACTCCCTTTGTGGTCGATTTTACCTCAACTAGCGCACATTGTTTTTTTGTTTGGTATACCAAGTCGTCTTGGACCTCAATCAATTCGAGCACGTCTGCACAGTTGGTGAGCTTGACTGGAACCCTTCTGGAGGTAAATTTATTAAACACAGGCCCATTGGCGGTGGTTCTGGAGCCGAACCATATTCTTTTGTGATCGATGTCAGCTTGAAGCCTCTCGTTGCCTTTTCTTATGAAGTCCGTAGAGAAAACCTGCTTAAAGCAAATCTTTTTATCTTCAAGATTATACTCCATCTTCGCCTTCCTTAGCATAATGTCCCTTTCGACGCCTTCTTTCTCTCCATGGAAATTGAAAAACTTTATGTTTATTTTATTGTCAAGAAAAAACTCTGATTCGTTGGCACCGTCTATAAATTGATAACCAGCGTTGTCTATGCAAATCATAACAATATTAAAGTTGGTCATAAGATAGCCTAAGTATTTTATATGATCCCTAAGGTCTCCTCCAGCTACGGCGTACCCATTAACGAGCGTTGCATCTTTTTTCTCTTCGTCTATTTCGAGCAAAGACATAGCAAAATAGTCAGAGGATGGGCTATTGCTGAAACTTGGGTCGATGCCAAGAATATATTTTTTGTCTGGGTTGCCATATATCCTCGTGGTTGGCTCTTCTCCATCCGGTATTGTGCAGTCGTGCATTTTCTTCCCACTAAAATAGCTGTCGCTTCCGTCTGTGAAAGCTGCGCAATATTCTCTCTGAAAAGAGGAGTTTGATAACCCGCCGCTTGCGGCTTCTTCAATAATTGTATGGTCTATCATCTGCTCAGGCAGGGACTCGTAGCTCATTTGGGAAATGAAATAAGAAGCTTCTGCCATTCTTTGATCAGAATATATTTTTCCCATCCAGTCTTTGTAGGTTTTGTATAAATTTTCAAATGTGTAGCTAGCAGAAGATAGAGCCAACATTTTGGTGTTGTTTTTGAAAACCATCCTTTCGCTTTCTTCTATTTTTCCTTTTTTGATTAGCTCGTCTTCTTGTTCTCTGACCTGCAACCTTTTCTTCAGGTCTTGAGGTGAAACCAAAAACGGCATCAAAACATTTTTAATAGTTTCTTCCGGCAAAAGCATAAACTCATCAAGAACAAGCACATTTGCCCTGAAGCCACGAATCTTTTCCCCGCTTAGTGGGATTGCCGTAATTGTTCCTCCGTTTATTTTCCATTCGTGCTGGTCGTTTCTTTCTGTCTTCGCGCCAAAAGCCTGAGCTAGGAGTCTGGCCTCTTTGGTCTCTACTATATTTTTTATATTGTTGAATATAAACCTTGCCGTACGAAACGTTGGGCCAGCTATTAAAATTTTCGTGTTGGGTTCAAATATGCATTGCAAAAAACAAAATATGCTTGCTATAAAAGTTTTGCCGCAGCCCCGACCCCAAACACACATGCTAAAATTTCTATTAAGAAAACCTTTAAGCATTATCTCTTGATATGGGGCTAGCTTTATGCCGGTGAGCCAGTATGTTGTCATCGTTAGGTTGTTCCTAAGGAATTTAGCCAAGCTTATTCTGGCCTGCTTGTCCTCTAGCTCGCCCTCGAGGCCGAGAAGGGTAGAATTTACATCTTCTATTCCACTGTCGTATTTATCTGGAGAGTACCACATGCTAATCTAGATAAGCTATCAACAATGCTATTAATACTATAGCGCAAGCTTCATTATAAGTTAAACAAATATATCCTTTCATCACAGCATCTTCAAGTCATAAGCTAACTGAAGATCTCGTTTCTTAAAGCACTGATTAGAAAAGAACATTTTTTTGCAGAGCCTCATTGCTTCGGTCTTTGTTTTAGCAAATAAAAACTGTATGTTCTTAAAGTCTTGGTTCAGCGACCTAACTCTATTGAATATATATTCTGGCGTAGCTCTGATTTTACTGGAGACATATGGAAGCTTATTGAAGTTCATCGCTTCCTCTATACATCTTTCAACTAAAACAACTAAATAGGCGTCTTCAGTTATCGCTCTTTCTATCTCCCTCCTAAACCTGTCGTACCCCCCACTCATTGTTCCTATGAAGTCATTTAAAGACTTCCTTTCTATGTAACAGTTTCCAGAAACTTTTTTATCGCTGAGGGCGTAGTCTCCGAACTTCAAAGTTTTTATCTCAAAAGGAACATCGAACTTAAACGGTTTTTGCTCTCTTGTGTCTATGTATATTTTGCAGTCTTCCGGCGGCTTTGTCTCTTCAATTGCTTCGTCGGTTAGCTTATCGAACTTATTTTTTAGGCCAAGCTCGTTACATAAATCGTTATAGTCCCCAAACACCCTGTTGTAGTATTGGACTGGTGGGCTCATTACGGACCTTAACTCAACCTGAGACGGGGCATAGAACAAGTTCTTTTTTTTGATTCTAGCCTTTAATATTTTTTCACAATACTTCTTCTTCTCGTCGTCAGCCTGATTCTCCAACCACTTTCTTAAGTTTGTTCTGTTGTTGAAGTCTGTAGATAAATAATATTCCTTTGACTTGAACTTTATCAAATCTCCAGAAAACAAATCCCTTCTAGCGTGAAACTTCTGATAATACTCTGCTAGCCTCAAGTCGTGACATTTTATATGAGCGTGCAGACTTTTTTCCGACTTAAACTCTTTATCGCAAACCTTACAGTTAACCATTTATAGCTTCCTCTTCAGTTAATCCCATTATCCTGCACTTAACTTCATCTAACGATGAGAGCCTTCTCACTTCTTCTCGTATCGAAGCCTTTTGTTTTTGCGCAAGTTCTAGTAACTCTAATCTCGATTCTTCATCTTTCCATAATTGAACCAAATTAAGTATCGAAGCGTTTTCTTTAATTTGCTTACTAAGTCTTTGGCTTCTTTTTTCTTTTAAGCTCTCGAGTAACTTTTGTTGTCTCGTTACTGATTGGTTGTACTCTGTCTGAGCGTGCCGAATTGATTCTACTAGCCCCATCGATATTTTTCTTCCTTCGGTGTCGCTTGCGGTTGTGTCTAACATGTTGTTAAGTCTTTCTATCCTGTTTAGGATGTTTGAAGACAAAACAACCTCGACAGACAAAACTATATATTGGTCTACCTCCTCTTGAGTCAGGTCGCTTTTATCGTTTGTGTATCTTACGAAGCTGCTTTCAAAAAGAGTCTTATCACCTTCGTTTGAAAAGTTACTTATTTGATGTATGAATCTATACGAATGAAGATAGCCCATTAGCGCGTTAATGCATTTTTTTTGAGCTGTCGTCATCTTATCTTCTTTTATTTTAATATGAATATATTTATTTATTTTAGATAATGTCTTGCCGAAGGTGGTGGGGGGCTTCCACATCTCCACTTCTTCCACCGTCCTGTCTTCGTAAAAGCTTCCTGTTGACCTTCTTAGTTCCTCTATGTAGTCCCTGACGGCCCTTACTTCTAAGTCTAAGTTAGTCAACTCTGGTTTGCCTGTCATCGTTCTGCCAATATCTATTGGCCTCATTATAGATGCGTTTTCGGCAATGTATTGCTTGTGCTCTTCTGTAAGTTCAAACTTTTTAGAGGGCACGTATACCTGAGATCCTCTGGCTTTTATTTTTCTGGACGACAAAAACTCTTTCGTTAGTCTACCGTTTTTCGACCTTCCGTCTGGAGCAGGGTCGTCCGGAAAACCAATAGAAACCAGCTCATTCAGAGACGGCGGATCCTCTAAGCTTTCGTTCCACTTCTGTAGAACTTCCGTTTGCTTGTCTAACGACAACCCATTATCCTCAAAGTACGTTGTTGGCGAACCGTCTTTGGAGAAATACCTTTCTTCGTTCATAACTCAAAAAATGTCTATCTCGTCTTTTTGAATAGACCTCTTAACCTTTATTATAATAGATCTTTTTATGTTTGTGATCTGTTTATATCCGGGAGACCTATTTTTTTCAGAGGTTTTATACCCCATTTCTGTGGCTACTTCGCTTTCTGACCTATTTTCTATGTACAGCATTCTGTACACCTTCCATTCTATAGGTTTAAGGACCTCTTCCATTTTTTTGTTTACTTTTTTTATTGAGGCTTCAATATTATGAGTATCTAGTTTCTGTGAAGAGATCTCCTGAACGTGTCCTTCTAATGGGACAGGTATCTTTATGTTGTATGCGTCTTTTTTATTTTTTTCCCAGTTCTTATATATCGGACAGTCGCTACACTGTTGAACATATATTTTGCATAAGTTGTCTGGCTCTGACGCAGCGCACCTTAGACAAGGTCTAGCAAAGCTGCTGTAGTTGTTTCTAATTAAATTTTTGAGCTGATTAGATATCGTTCTATTTAACCAAGGAGGAAGAGGTTTTGAGTGGTCGTACAAATGCCACTTTTTATAGATGTGTATCCTTAGTATTTGGCTTATGTCGTCGAAGTCAATCCAAGATAAGGCGTTAAGGTTCCACTTGTTTCTTCTTTTTGCTATCTCTTGATCAATCTCTCCAATTTTTTCTTCGAAGCTAGGTTTCTTACTCATTGCCCCCTTTAGATCTCAAAGAACCAGCTTCTCTCTTGAATTCTTGCAAAAACGCCTTTTTTGTAACTCTTTTGGCTTTTGGCATGGGTTCGCTTTTTACTTTTTCTCCGCCCTCACCAACATAAGTTCCGGCGATGCTGCCTAGTTTATTGGTTCTTTTGGAGGAAAAGTCCTGATAATCAAATGCAAGCTTTTCCAAATCCGTAACTAATTCTTGCTTGGTTTCCGGTATATCTTCCTCCAAATCTAGCGTTTGCTTTGCCGGAGCCGCAACCCCCACAGACAGTCCAGACCCACAATTAGTGCAAAAGTTAGGCTTCGCGGACGTATACTTATGTAACTGCCCACATGATTGACAATAAATATTCATGACAAAAGATTATTACTAGTTACTCTTACACTAATTATATGTTGACAAGGATCAAAATTTATAGTATTTTCTTTTTTTTACATGTAATGGTATATAGATATGAAAAAGCCTGACTATGCTTTTACCAACGCCGAGAACCAAGAGTTCAAGTTTTACTTCAGAAAACCTCATAAGAGCCATGATGCGGACGGACTATGCTACAACCCAGAGGTTTATGAAGAGCCCAAGATATATGTAAACCCACATTTGCCTCCGAAAAGAAAGCTACAGGTAGTGATCGAAGAGGTAGCTCATGCTTTCTGGTATGACAAAACAGAGAGGGAAGTTAGAAAGTTTTCTAGGGTTCTCGCGGATATTCTAGTTAGAAAGATGTAGCCTTTCCGTATGAGAATCTATTATCTACACATGGGATAATTCCTTTGTCTATGGCGTTAGACATAAAACTCATATCAGAGCCCCTATCGTATTCGTAGTTTAGCGAGTAGCACCCAGATAGTTTTTTTATTGAACGCTTGTCAAGTAGATAGCAGGCAAACACATATGGGCCATCCCATATTCCAGTTATTTTTCTAGAAACTATTTTTAAGTAGTCTTCGCTTTGCCGGTAGAAACCGTTTTCGTCCAGCGCACTCCAATAATTTGAGAAGGAGACTTTGCCGTCTTCCTCTTCGCGTACTCCCAGAGGCGCAATTAACGCCCTATTAGAAAATAGTAAGTTTTCAATCAAGTCGTTTTTTTGTATTTTAAAGTGGTCATCAACATAGAGATAGTTGTCTGCTTCTGTCTCTTTCGCTAGTTCTAAGCACTTGTCCCTGTCTTCTACGCTTGTTCTTTCGGTCGTTCTTTTAATGAATTTATTTCTGTATAATTTCAGGCTCTCTTCTATTTCTGGATCAGTAGCGAAGGTCAACTTGCTTTCGTCATACAAAATACAAAGATCTATGTTCTCTTTGGGGAAAGATAAGTTAGTAACCCTTTTTATTGCCTTTATACATTCTAGACTGCTCATTTTAGACTCTAAAAATAAACATATCAAAACACTCGGAATACCGAAGAAAACATTTCTTTGATTATTTAAGGTAGCCTTTCCTTCGTTCCTTCTTCCTCCTAAGTAGTTGCAGAACCAGTTATGTTTTATTTTTTGCTCCTTGCTTCCGTTTCCATGAAAAGAACAGGGGTAAGAGTTGTGTTCTATATTTTTGATTCTGTTGTCCTCTATTTGAAGTTCTCTCTGAAAGCTTACGTTGGCAGCCTCTTCGATGTCGGCACAGAATGCAATACATTGAAAAATGTTAGCCTTGTAGTCTAGCTTAAAGTCAAAATCTCCACTTAAAAATTTAAGTTGATAATAGAGCTGGTCGTCGTCCGAGTCCTTCAGGTCTTCATTTGTTATTTTTTTAAGCTCTCCGACTTCTCCCATGAAGTTTCCAGAGTTAAGAAACCTATAAGTCTCGTTTTCTTTTGGAAACTTATCTTCTATAGACCGATCAGGCCAAAGAACTTTCTCAGCTCCAAACAAAACCTTACATTCTGCATCTTTCCATTTTCTCTCTATCTCTTCCGTTCCTGTCATAAAAATGACGTCATAGCCATCCACGAAAAATATCACATCGTCATCGTTTAGGTTCTCTAATTCTTTTTTGAGTATATTGATTTTTTGTCCACCTCCGGGATTCTCTAATCTTGCTACGTCTCCGTCAGTCCATCCCGCATCTAACCCCAATACATTTAAATGTATTCCATAATATTCTGCGCTTTCAATTAGCCTATCGAGACCATCGTGCTCTTTCGTAGCAACTGTGTAGAATTTTATATTAGAAGTTCTTTTGACCTTTGCGCTTCCAGAGTTATGTACTCCCCTAAGCTGGTTTACTGTTTCATCTTTGTCGAATAGGCATCCGTTCCAAATGGTTGACACAGTGTTTATTTTGTGTTCTTCGTATTCCTTGTTAGCTTCTTTATCTGAAGATATTCCCGACACGCAATTAAAATATTCATCAACCGGAAACAATTCGTTTGAAAACTTTTCGTTGAACAGCTTTTTTGCGCCTTCTAAATTCAATAGGTAAGAATAAGAGCCTTTTGACTCTTTCATTTTAACTAGTCTCTCGGAAACTGGATCCTCGTTATGTCTTTCGTCTCCGATGCTTCTTCCGAGGAGACACAGATCCCATTCTTCTTCTTTCAGCTCCGAGAGTATCTCTTCTATATCAGACTTCAGGTTAGATATGTTATTTATAACTACGTCGTCTTCTAGGACTAAAGCTAGGTTTATCTCCTTCTGTACTATTTCGTTCCAGCAAGATGCATGGTTGTAGGCAGAGGCTATTTCCCCCCTAAAGATTCCCCTACTGGTTCTTGGACATTTCCAGTTTTTTCTGGCAGACGAGGTGAATTCTTTAAGTGAGTCTCCATAGAGAAGATCCCCCTTCAGTGTGTTGGAGATAATTACTCTAGCCTCTATCCCTTCGTCAGAAAGGCTTTTCATAAGGTCAGACAAAACCTTGTCTGTATCTCCTATGCTAGACTGTCTGTTGCTTACTATAAAAACTTTATCCAACATATTCATCTGATCTATCGACTGTTGATGGCGTCATTTCTCCTTCGTGCATTTGCGAACATACCCCAACGAACCTTCCGTCCAAGACGGGTCCATTCAAAGCCAGCGCTTTCAGGTTGGGCTTGAATCTTCTTGCGATGTTAGGGTGTCTCTCATGCATGTCTTTAAAATACATTGCTGGGATTATTTCGTCTGGGGTCATAATGCTGTGGTTCGGCTTCTGGTCTAGGATTTTTGCAGCGCCTTCTCTAGATAAAACATAAGCGTTTAGATTATAAGAATAGGTTGGTATAACGTAGTTGTAATCTGCGTCTCTTGTTACGGTCTCTTCTTTTGCGTCTTCTGGACTAATTGTTCCTTCGTCATTGTCCATCTCAGGAATTATTCTCGACAAATAAAACAAATCAGCCTTATAGTCTTTATTGAAGCTCATAAACTCCTCTACTGTCTTTTTTATGATCCCCGTTTCTTCCCAGTAGCAGTCATCTTCAAAGAACAATCCGTATCTAGCACCAGACTCAAAAAAAGCCTTCCAGCAGAAATAGTGGCTTGTACCGCATCCTATTTCGCCCGATCTAATCTTCCTCTCGTAGTGGCGTATTCCGCAATCCTCTATCGTCCACTCATCAAAAATTTTTAAGTCGTTGCTCTTTAGGAAGTCTTCATTTATTTCGCTGTAATGAACTCCGTCGAACATCAAGGCTATGTCAGATAACCCCTCTTCCTTCAAAAGTTTAGTTATCCTCTCTTTTTTT